AGTTGGGTGGTACATTTGCTAACCAAGTAACCGTTGGTGCAACGCTAGCACAGTTAACCCTAAGTGGTACTACCTTCTCATCAGCAGACTGGTTAGGAAACTCAATTGGTACTGGTGGTGTTGGTACGCAAGCAACAACAATCTCAGGTTCTGTTGCTACTGGTACTATTTACGAAGTAATCCAGAGTGGTAGTGTTTACACTGTAACTGGTGTTTCTGGTCAAGTCGATGGTATCACAACCAGCCTAGCAGTAAGTGAAGCAGACTATAAAAACTGGAAGTATGCAGATGAATTTCAATTCAATATGCCCTATACCACTCAGTGGCTCGAAGACAAAACGGGTTCAACCACTGGTTATGATGGTGTAAATATTGCAGTCATCGATGAAGATGGTGAATTCACTGGTACTAAAGGTACAGTCGTTGAAGCATTTAATGCGGTATCAAAAGCATTAAATGCTAAAGATTTCAACGGTGATTCAAACTATTATAAAGACGTTATCAAAGAAACATCAAGATATATCTTTAGTGGTGAAGTACCAACATTGGGTGCGGGTTCACAAAACTCAAACGTAACTGGTGGTTCTGCTTGGGGTACTGAAGCAACAGTAAGTGGTATAACATTTGCTGTACTCAATTCCGCAGGTTCAACAGTCGGTTATGCAGACTCGCTGAGTGGTGGTACTGGTGAATGGTCAGGTACACTGTCAACTGGTGGTACACAAGGATGGGGTCTTTTCGAAGATGCTGAAACCGTTGATGTAAGTCTATTACTAGGTGGACCAGCAACACCAACATTAGCGGGACAACTTGTTGACTTGTGTGACGCACGTAAAGACTGTGTGGTTTTCCTTTCACCTGAAAAGGCAGATGTTGTAAGTAGCAACACACCAAGGATCGAATCACAGTGTGAAACTAATGTTTTAGATTACAGAAACTCACAATTAAATAAATCTAGTTCATATGCATTCCTTGATTCTGGTTGGAAGTACATGTATGACCGATACAACGATGCGTATCGATGGGTGCCGCTAAGCGGTGATATTGCGGGTCTAGCAGTTCGTTCAGACGAGCAGACAGAAACGTGGTTCTCGCCCGCAGGGTTCAACCGTGGACAAATTCGTGGAGTAATCAAACTTTCATGGAATCCACGTCAAGCACATCGTGACGAATTGTATAAAGAACAAGTTAACCCAGTTGTTTCGTTCCCAGGCGAAGGTACGGTTCTTTTTGGTGATAAAACACTACAAGCAAAACCAAGTGCATTCGACCGATTGAATGTTAGACGATTGTTCATTGTGCTTGAAAAAGCAATCTCAACTGCAGCCAAATATCAATTATTTGAGCAAAACGATGAATTTACTCGTTCACACTTTAAAAACATGATTGAACCATTCCTTCGTGACGTACGTGCACGACGAGGTGTAACTGATTTTAAAGTTGTTTGTGACGAAACTAACAACACTGGTAGTGTAATCGATCGTAATGAGTTTGTTGCAGATATCTACATTAAACCAACTCGTTCTATTAACTTCATCACGTTGAACTTCGTAGCCACTAAAACTGGTGTGAATTTCAGCGAGGTAGGAGCAGGTAGCAGTACCGCAGGACAAAGGTAATATTTGATAATGGGTATAAATAAAGTACAAAACGAATTATTAGGAGCAAAAACTAAATGAATATCGATAATTTCAAAAATGCCCTTTCAAAAGGTGGTGTAAGAGGGAATCTTTTTAGAGTCCAAGGTAATATTGGAAATGTAAGTCTTCCAACCAAAGTTGGTTACTTATGTAAATCAGCATCCTTACCTACATCTACGTTAGCGGCTACTGAAGTACCCTACCGTGGTAGAAAAATTAAAATCCCTGGCGACAGGGATTTTGCAGAGTGGACATTAACTTTCCTTTCTGATGGTGATTTCGAACTACGAAATGCATTCGAAAAATGGATGGATGAGTTAAATCAAACAGTAGCAAATAAGGCTACCGTTGATTTAAACCTATCTGGTTCTTTATTTCCAGATTGGTCAATTGATCAATTAGATAGAACTGGTAAAGCAGTCAAATCCTACAAATTCTTCCACTGCTGGCCATCAGAAATTGGTAATATGGATGTTAGCAGTGATGCAACAGAACTTTCAGAATTCACTGTTACTCTTCAATATACCTATTTCCTTACACAAGATACTGACGAAAAGGTAGATACTAGTTTGGCAGCCGCTCCCGGCAACTAAGTCGGATTCGGATTTTTATATTATGGTTATTAGAAAAAGGATTCTATTATGGCGTTAGAGTTGTTTGGTTTCAACATTGGAAGAAAGAAAAAAGGGAAACTACCCCCTGAAGACAAAAAAATAAAGTCATTTACAAAACCCGAAGCGGAAGACGGTGCATTTGTATTGGAAGGTGGTGGTTATGGTGGTTATGGTAGTGCACACTTCCAAACTATCATTGACTTTGATAGTGTAGCCAAAGACGAAGTAGAATTTATCAACAAATATAGAGAAATGGCAATGCACCCAGAGGTGGAATCTGCTATCGAAGACATCATGAACGAATCCATTGTTTATGATGAAGAATCAAAATCTGTTGAATTATCTCTAGATAAAATTGATAAAAAAGATTTGTCTGACAACATTAGACAAAAGATGCAAGATGAGTTTAATACCATTTATAACATGCTTCAATTTGAAAATAAAGGTTATGAAATTTTTAGACGATGGTATGTGGACGGTAAATTATATTATCATATGATTGTTGATGAAAAAAGTGTCAAAAAAGGTATTTTAGACATTAAATATGCTGACCCCACTAAAATTCAGAAAGTCATCGAAACTGAAAAACAAAAAGATGACAAAACGCAAGCAGAAATAATTGTAAAGAAAGATGAATATTTCGTTTATAGAGAAGATCCAAAAAATGTTGAGGGTTTAAAAATTGCACCTGAGGCAATTTGTTATGTAACTTCAGGTTTATTTGATGCAGCCAATCAAAGAGTTATTAGTTATTTGCATAAAGCAATTAAACCACTAAACCAACTTAGAATGGTTGAAGATGCTGTTGTAATTTATAGGTTAAGTCGTGCACCAGAACGTCGTGTATTTTATATTGATGTTGGTTCACTTCCTAAGACTAAAGCAGAACAATATGTTCGAGGTATTATGAATAAATACCGAAATAAATTAGTATATGATGCGGACACTGGTGAAATTAGAGATGACAAACGGCATATGTCCATGCTTGAAGATTTTTGGTTACCACGAAGAGAAGGTGGTAAAGGAACAGAGATTTCCACTTTAGATGGTGGTCAAAATCTGGGTGAAATGGAAGATGTAACATACTTCCAAAAACGACTATACCAAGCGTTAAGTATTCCAAAAACACGACTAGAAATGGATTCTGGATTTAATATTGGTCGTGCATCTGAAATTAACCGTGATGAGGTGAAATTCCAAAAGTTTATTGATCGTTTACGAACCAAATTTAACGAGTTATTCAAAACCCTGCTTAAGACTCAATGTCTATTAAAGGGTATTATGACTGAAGACGACTGGGATGAAATTGACCAATCTATAAACTTTGAATATGCTAAGGATAACCACTTTGCAGAACTTAAAGAATATGAACTTCTTAATGAAAGAATGACTGTGCTACGAGATGTTAACGACTACATTGGTAAATATTACTCCGTTGACTGGGTACGCAAAAATATTCTAAGACAGTCTGACAAAGAAATCAAAGAACTAGATAAAGATATAGCAAAAGAACGAGAAGCGGGAATTATTACAGACGAGGCAGAATATTAAAATGTCAACAGACAGTAGTAGCAGAAAAATAGTAGACGCATTTTATTCGGGGGATTCAGAATCATTCAAATCCCTTGTAAATAAAAAAATGTTAGAATTAGCAGTACCTAAAATTAGTGAGATAACTGCTAAGTCGTCACGCTCTATTATGTCTGAAGAAGAAGGTGAAGAAGAAGCAGAAATCGGCTCTTCAATTAGTGCTGATGACCCGACTTTAGACCCTAGCATGGAAAGGGAATACTTTCTCAAATCATTTGAAGTTGGAGATGTTTTAGTAACCATTAAAACTATTGGTGTGGGTAAAAACAAACCCGTATCTGTTTATTTGGATGACCAACGATGGGAAATGTTTCCTGGCCCAGTTAATGCTACAAAAGAAGCAGAAGAATTTGTTCAAAGTGATCAATTTGAAAAATGGAAAGAAAGAAAAGGTCTTCTGAACAAACCAGATAAAGAAGAAGAAAAAGATGTCGAAACTTCTGGTGATGAGGAAGAAAAAGAAGAAGAAACAAAACCCACCAACAAAACCGATGACAACGATAAAAAAGATGTGAAAAAGGAATCGGTGTTAGTGGGTTTAAAAAAGACATTGGTAGAGGGAAAACCTCAAAGAATAGTATTTAAAAACAAAGAAAAAATGGTGACAGACAACATTAATGCATATTATGTTGTTTCTTTATATGAATCTTTGAATAATAGAAATAAAGTCGAATTTGAAAGAATACTAAATAAAAATAAATCTGAGTTTATCAGAGCCGTAGAATTCAGTTACAAAAACCTAATGGGTAAGGATTGAGCAAAAATATGAACACTAGAAAAATAATCGAGCATATCTTAGATGGTAACCCATCTGGTGCAAAAGATGAACTTGAAACTGCTCTATATTATAGGGTAGGAGAATCTATGAGAGAAGATGTTGAGTTTTCTGTTGCCCGAAATTTTAGGGAAGAAAAAGCAGCCAGCGATAGCGTTATCTTGGGAGAAGATTGTGACTGTGAAATAGATGATGATTGCGAATGTCCAGAAGAACATGATGATGATTTTATAAACGAAGTAGAAAAGAGTCCTGAACAAAAAGCATTCAAAGCATTATTTGATAAGATTTTAAAGAAATACGGTGTCGATAGCCCTAATGATTTAGAAGATAGTAAAAAAGATGACTTCTTTGATGAAGTGGGTAGAGAATGGAAGAAAGATCCTGCTAATGATGATGAAGGTGTTGGTGAAGAAGCAGAATGTCTACCATGTCAGAAAAAGAAAAAAGAACTGGATGAACATAATTACCCAAAAGGTGATTCGGAGTATGTTACAGCAAAAAAGAAATGCGGATTTGGTCCTAAAGGTCGAGCCTGTCTTGACCGATGGTGTGCAAAACCAGAGAATGCGGGTAAATGTCCCACCAAAGACTCAGATGGTGATAGCAATACCGCACCAACCAAACCTACGTTTTCAACAACTTCAAGTAGCCAAAATACCACTTTTCAAAGGAAAATTAACTAACATGACTATTCAAAATAGACAATATCTAAACAATATCAGTGGATTAATAAATGAAACTGATAGCACATTTGTTGGCAGATCAACAAACACTGGTCCTGTTTCGAAACGACCAACATTAAATCCCACTGGACCAGTACCAAAATTAACACCTCAAGAAATGCTTCAAAACTATTTAAATTCAGTAGCATCGGGTGAAGTTGAATTTAATGTTAATGACCTTTTAGCAATATTGGGTATGTTTCAATAATAATTAGGAGTCAATAAATACATGTTTTTAATGACAGAATCAAACTTAGACAGTATTAAACTTATCAAAGAAGATACAGTAGATGGTCAACCTTCTGACTACTTCATTGAGGGTATTTTTATGCAGTCTGAAAAGAAAAATAAAAACGGACGTAATTATCCTAAAAATATCCTGATGAAGGAAGTAAATCGTTACAACAAAGAGTTTGTATCTAAGAAACGAGCGTTGGGTGAACTTGGTCACCCTGAGGGACCAACGGTCAATCTAGATCGTGTATCCCATATGATTACTGAACTTCGTGAAGATGGTAATGATGTTTATGGTCGTGCTAAAATCATGGATACTCCGATGGGTAAAATCGTAAAGAACCTTATCGATGAGGGTGCCAATATTGGTGTTTCCTCACGTGGTATGGGTTCACTTAAAAAGAATAAAAAAGGTGTCAATGAAGTGCAAGATGACTTTATGTTAGCAACAGTTGACATCGTTTCAGACCCTTCAGCACCTGATGCCTATGTAAATGGTATCATGGAAGGGAAAGAATGGGTTTGGGATAACGGTATCTTAAAAGCCCAAGATGTTGAACGTCACAAGAAATTAATTGAAAGTGCCGTCAGCAAGTCAGAGAGAGAAGACAAAATACTTTATTCGTTTATAGACTTACTTTCGAAGATGTAAAGTCTTATATATACTATTGAACAAGTGTAAAGCCTCGGCATATGCTGAGTAAAAGGAGATTTAAAAATAATGTCTAATAATACTAATCCTGTTGAACTTGCAAAAGCAATATTCGAAGGAAAAACAAAAGCAGGTTATCTTAAAGGTAAAGGTTTTAAGACAGCATATAACAAAGCCGTTAAAGAAGGTGATGACGAGTTTGAATATTCAGGTAAAACTTTAAAAGTTTCTGATTTCAAAGATTTGGACGAAGCCGACTACGAGGTTTTAAAACTTGGAACTGGTGGTGAAGATGTACCTGAAGAAGACCTAGAAATAGGAAGCGACGTTGCTAA